AAGGGTCGACCAGCGACGCGCTTTCCTCTTTGGCGTCCACGATAACCTGATAGCCAACGCGGAACCCAGCCCGCGACAGCCAGCCGGAAGCACCATTCAAGCCGAAGAGCGCCCCGCCCTGGCCGTACAGCCGCCTTACCTCTTGGGTGCAGTCCTTCAGGCTCGGCCCGCCGCCGCAGATGATCGCAACCCGTTGGTGCGCCGGCGCCTCGTCCAGCCACGGCAGATCAAGCTGGCCATTGGCCGCGATCTGCGCGTTGCCGGTCTCTTCGTCGGTGTTCGGAAGCACAAGCACGGGAATGATCAGCGGCGCATCGCAGCCGGGGTTCCAATGTTCGATCTGCATTACGTTCAAGGCGCATCTCCCCGGAAGGAAAAGGAGGGCGCGTACGCCCTCCCTGGTACTCGGTAAGCCCGCGACAGATTAGGAGAAGCGGCCCTGCATGATCACGCCACGGGGCGCGTTCAGAACCACCTTGCCGCCGTTGAGCGTGGTCGTGGTCGCCGAGGCGTTGATCGCGACCTTCGCGCCCAGCAGCTCCTTCAGCGAAGACGACACGGCGATGAGGCCGGCGGTGGAGATGCCCACCGCGATACCGGCCGCCATGGTGACAGTCTTGGTCTTGTTCGTCTCGATCTGGCCGGTCATCTGATACCAGCCGTAGGTCGATGCGACAGTGGCGCCGCTCGCGAAGACCACAACGTCGGGGATGCCCGCCGCCGTGATGCCGCGAGTGGTGGCGTAGGTGGTGCCGTTGAAGGTGACGGGATCGCCCGCCACGGTCGAGGCCACGCCGAGCAGATAGATGAAGTCGGCAGGCCCATAGGACGGGTGCACGAACTTGGCGACGGTCCCGACGGGAACCAGGGCCGAAGTGTCCACGTCGCCGGGCTTGGACGGCAGGAGGCGGCCGGGTTCGGCCGAGCGCCATGCCGCAGCAGTTGCGATAGTCATTTGTTCGCTTTCCTTTGCGTTTGTGGTGGCTGTTACTCGGCCGTTACTTACGGGGTCGAGTCGTAGAGCTTGACGTTGAACAGCGGGTTGCTCATCGTCAGGTTGCCGCGGAAGCCGATGTGCTCCACGATGGCATCCTGATTGACGGGCGCACGCTTGCCGCCGAAGCTCTCGAAGTTCCGCGACGGGTTGTAGCGGAAGGCGAACGACGAGGTGTCGAGCAGGTAGGTGGTATTCGCCGGCATGGCAGAACCAAGCCCGCTCTCCTGCACGACGTCGAACGAGCGGCCCGAGCCCGAGTACTTCAGGCGAACGAAGCCCATGTCCCCGGTGCCGTTGTCGTCCACGATCCGCTGGATGTTCTCGACCGCCGCCTGATAGGCAGCGAAGTGCTCCGGCGACATGATCGCCAGATTGATGCCCTTGCGGCCGCGCGAACGAGCCGAGACGATCTGGTTGAGGATCGACTTGATCGTGGTCGAGGTAACGCCAGTGATGCCCGAAAACGCCGAGTTGGCGTCGTAGGTCGTGGTCTTCCACGCCGTGACGGTGTTACGGTCGATGCCGCCGTAGCTGTTGGTAGGCGTGGTCGGGACCGCCTTCTGGAGACCGTCGATCTGCTGGTACTCGGCGCCGGCCGAGTGCAGGTCCTCGTTGAAGCGGTCCTGAAGCTCCTGCTCCGCGGCGTCAAGGTGCGCCTCGAAGATATCCATCAGCTGATTTTCGCCCTTGTTGTCGAGGATTTTGTCCATCGACATGGAGACGGAAACAGCGCCGGACTTCGGGTCCCACACCGCATCATTGAAGAGGTCGGCGGGAAGCGGGTTGAGCGTGTCGAAGCCGGCATAGCGCACGAAGGTGCCGCTCTCGGCGTAGAGAAGCCGCTCACGGATTTTCGGGCCGCTGTAGGGCTTCCAGGCGCCGCGCTTCTTCAGCTCGGACAGGAGGATGTTGCCGTTGGAAACGAGGTCCTGATAGCCGGACGACCGGTCTTCCACGGCGAGCGAAAGCATCTCCTGATATGCTTCGGTCGAGTTGATGTTCGCCATTTGGCTGAACTCCTAAGAAGGGTTTAAGCGAGCCCCACCGACGCTGCTGCGCGGCTGAGGGCTTCTCTCGTGGACTTCGATGCGGGGCGAACGGTCGGGTTTGAGCCGGGTGCGCCGTCGATCGAGATGCCCGCCTTCTTGGGCTGAACCTGTGGCGGGGTGGGTGCGACTGCCGTCGCGGGGATGGCCACTTGGGCCGGGTTGGCGGCTGCGGGTATGAGCCGCGCCGCGAAGTCGTAAGCGTTCTGAAGGTCCTTCGCCGGGTCGCCCGTGCGGGCAACGGCTTCGGTCTTCAGTGCCCATGCGATCTGATGCTGAAGCTCCGCGAACCGCGGCTGCGACGACGCGAAACCGCTAACGGTCTCGAGCGTCCGCGCCTGCTGTTCCTCGTGCTGCCTGCGCTCGGCCGCCTGATACCGGGCCAGTTCGCCCTGCATCTGGTGCAGTTGCTGAGAAAGCTGGCTAACCTGCGCGTCCCTCTCGGGGGCCGGCTGGCCCATGACATGCGCGGCAACGTCGCGGAGGGTGAGCCCCATGTTCTTGCAGATGAGGTCGAGGCCCTGGAGCGGGTTCTGCCGCAGCGTGTCCTCGATCCCCCGGTAGTTCCCGATCACGTCGGCGAGCGACTGCCCCTGCGCCTCGGCCTGCTCGGCAATGGCGCGGATGGGCTCGTACTTCGCCCGGTAGTCGTTGATGCCCTTTTCCATCTCGGAGAAGGCGCGATTGATCTCGGCCTGCACCGCCGGTGGCGTAGTCGCCCATGCCGCCTTGGCATCCGCAGAGAAGCGCGAGGGAGCGTCTACGCTGGCCACAGGCGCCTCGGGCGCTACCACCGGCGCATCAACCTCGGGAGCGGCTTCCACGGGCTCGGTTGGCGCCTCTACGGCGTCCTTCGCCACGAACTTCCCGTCCGGACCGCGGGCACGGTCGACAGAGGGAGCTTCCTCGGCGTCGGGATAGCCCTCGTCGCTCTCGGGGGCGAAGGCCTTGGCGTAAGCCATCTCCACCGACGCGCGCGTGGATGTTTCAACCGGCGCCTCAACGGCGTCGACAAGTTCGTCAGCCATGATGTTCCCTTAGTTGCCGCGAGCCGCGGCGCGTGCCTTCAGCGTCTCGACAGGCATTTCCTTGACCTCAGCCATCGCCTTGCCCAGCGCATCCCGGAGGCCCTTGCGATCCCGCGGGGGCTTGGTCGGGGTGCGAACCTCGTTACCGACCTCAAGGAAGCCGTCGCGCTTGTAGTGCTTCCGAAGTTCGGACTTGCTGTCGTACCACTGGCCGTTGCCCATGGACTGAATGCCGTGGATGCTACCAACGGTATCCGTCACGATCTGGGGGCAACACACCTCGCCCTGGTTGCGCTGCTTGGCGAACACCCGGTCTTCGCGCTCCCACTGGCGTGCCTGCCACTCGTCGGCGCGAACCCATGCCATTGAAGGGCGGTCGTAACGATCCGAGCCGCGCAATTCGCCGTGCTTAGGCCAGATGCTCATCGCAGCGCGAACAGCCCCGTGCCCGAGGTCAGGAAGTTAATCCTGAACGGGTAGACCACGCCCGCGACCAGAGTCAGCGTGACCGACGCGCTGTCGTCCACGAACTGCATGGCGAAGTCGCCCGCGGCGTTGCAGTACACCGCTCGAGTCGCAACGATCTCCGTTGCCCCGGCAGTAAGCGCAACGCACCGCGTCGCGCCGGTGATCAGTTCGGGAGCCGTGCGGTCCCGGAAAGCGTCAGCCATTGGGTTTCCTCTGCTTCATCGCCGCGACCTTGGCCGCGCTTTCCTTGTCGGCACGCCCGACCTCGCGCTGACGGAACGTGCTATCCTGCCGGAACTGCTGGTCTGAACGCTGCTCGCCCTTGGCCTTCAGCACCATGTCGACCTGCGCCTGCTGCGCGTCCAACTGGCCCTGCGCCTGCTCGGAACGGACCTTCGTCATCGTCAGCAACGTTTGGGCTTTGATCAGGTCGACCTGCGCCGCCGTCTCCATCGCCTTGCCCTGCGCTTCCTGCTGCTTCAGCGGCACCTCGGCTTGCGCGGTCGCGCTGTCAGCCTTGGCCTTCTCCGCGTCGGCCTGCGCCTTCATCATCGCCGCCTGCGCGGTCATGCGAGCCGCTTCCGGGTCTTCCCCGGGCGCCTGCTCTTCCTTGGGCGGCGGCTGGTAGTTCTTGAACTGCTCCGCCAGCTCGTCGATGGCGTCATCCATCTGACGGCCGGGCCGGAAGCCGCTCGCCATATACCGCAGGCTTTCCGCGACGAACGTGCCCAACTGCGGGGCCATCTGCATGGCCTGGACGCCCTGCTGGATCACCGGCGAAATGGCTTGGCTGAACTCGACGCGCTTCTGTTTCTCGCGCGTCTCGTCGGGCTGGATGGTGCTGTCCGTCTCAACGTCGAGCACGAACGGGCGGAGCTTCTGGTCCTTGAACAGCGCCCCAATCTTCTCGACCGTGACCTGCTCCTGAAGCTGAGCGATCTGCTGCTGAACCTGCTGCGCCGCCTGCTCGATCTGCTGCTGAGCCTGCTGCTGGCCCTCGGGGGGCATCTGCTGCATCTGCTGCATCATCTGCTGGCCCTGAGCGAAGGCCTGCTGTTGAATCTGCTGCGCCTGCTGCTGGATCGCCTGATCAGTCGGGATGTCGTCGACCTGCGCCATGATCAGCAGGTCTTCGATCGGCACGTTCTCGCACAGAATCTCGGCCTTCATGCGGATCACGTCCCGCGCAAGGCGGATCATCTCGCCCTGGCGTTCCTGAATACGGATCGAGCCGTATTGGCTCTTCAACTCCTGCGCCCCGAGCGTCTCGTTGGCGTCGGTGCTCCCGCGCATAATGTCCGAGATGCCGGTGATCTCGTATACGTCCTGCACCAACTGGCGCCGAACCTCGATGCATGCCTGGAGCGTGGTCACCACCATGTCGATCGGCCACCACGCAATCGCGTCGCTCGTCTTGCCGTTGCCGAGAAGTGCCATCGAACTGATCGGAACGAGCAACGCGCTGTTGTCGACCTTCTTCATCGCGCTCTCAATGGCGTCCGCCACCTCGGGGTTGCCCGCGGCGTAGAAGCCCTTGACCCGCAGCGCCGTCTGCAACCCGCCGATGCGGCCGGTAAGCTCGTGAATCTCCTCGACCTGATCCTTGTAGTAGACGAAGTCGGGAACCGCCGTGAGGGTGTTGCGCTGGAGCGTCGCATAGGCCGGGCGGGGGCACGGGAAGAACCCCGTAAGATCGAGCGGCGGCTTGCCCTCGGCGATGACGTCCCGAACGCCTTCGCTGACCCAAACGCACTTGCCCTCGCCCTTGTGCCAGACTTCCCAGATGGGAGCCTTAGCCGGACCGCGGTCCTTAGCGTTCTTGGCGCGATCCTCGGGCTTATCCTGGAAGTTAAGCCCCTTGAGGTCTTCCGTGACCTCGTAGCCCTGCTCCTGCAGGGTCTGCATCCACGTCTTGACCTGCGCCCGCGTCAGCCATGCCCGCTTGGCAACCCAAAGCACCTCAGACCACTTGCGGGCGGGATCGTGCCTGAAGTCCTTGCGCGACACATGCCCGGCGCTCGGCACCTCCAGCCCGTCGCGCTCGACCATGCGCAGCCACGGCACGCCGCGCGCATTGGCGGCAAGGTCGTCACGGCACAGAACCAGCGTCGAGTGCAGGTCATCGTTCTCTACGTCGGCACTCAGAGCGCGCTCGAGGATGTCAGCCGCCTTGCGTGGTAGAGGCTTGCGATCCCGGAATCGGCTCGTCGCCACGGGGACCGGAGGCCGGGAATAGATCGAAGGCCGCACGACCTCGAGGTTCGCCCAGAAAATCTGGTACTGGCGATCCCGCCGATTGGCTGACAGCTTGCGCAGGTTCGCATAGAGGTCGTCAATGCGATCGCAGATGTCGTGGTATTCTTTCTCCTCGGCATCATCCAGGAGCTTGAGCCACGGCGCCGCGGTGCCGGCTTCGAGTTCAGCCATTCATCACCGCCCTAACTTGATCCGATAGCCCGGCTTGGGCTCCTCGGGAATGTCGTACCATGCAGGGTCTTCGTGACCCGTGAGCGGATGCCACTTCGGCTTCGCGTCAGGCAGCAACCCGCACGCAAGCGCGAACTCACCGAATGCCGCGACCCCGTGCGAGTTCTCATCGTGCTTCGGCGTGGCAACGAAGGTGTTGCTCGCCTCGTTCAGCTTGCGCGAGTACCTGCGAAGCCGGTTCATGCCCACGTCCATCCGCCGCGTGCGGTTGAAGCGCGCCATGGGGATCATCTGGCGGATAGCCTCGATCTTGTCTGCCGGGCTCTCGGCAGGGCCACGTCGTATGTGCGACATCGGCACGCCGAGGTTCACCAGGCTCTCGACCCTCGTCTTAGCGCCTGCGCCCCATTCCCGCACCGCAATGTCGGGCGGATAGAAGTGCTTCTCGTATCGGTAGGGCTCGCGGTCTAGCTCGATCAGTCGCCGAGCGGCCTCGCGCTTGTCGGAACCGTACTCGGGCAAAGCCTCGGCGAGTATGTCCGCAGCGCCGAGGCCGCTCGCCTCGTAGTAGTCAATGAAAACGGGAACCCCATCCCATACCTGCGCGAACCATATCGCCGTGTAGTCGTCGACCCCGATGTCCCAGCCGGTGAAGACCGGGCGCCGGGGATCGTGCGGGAAGTACCCGATGCGCTCGTCGCGCTCTGCCTGGAGCATCTGCCGGGCGAAGTAGCGGCCCTCGCTCAGTATCTCGTAACCGCCGCCCCAGACGTGTTCCGCCATCTCCGGGTCTGCAGCGAAGTCGTGGTTCTTCTCGTCCTCGAGCACCTTGGGGAACCAAGGGTTATCTTGCCAGCCCACCGGGCAGATGATGGCGCTGGGCGGGACCGTGCCGCCCCGGAAGAACCGGTCGACGGCATCCTCTTCGTTGCGCGGGTTCCAGCTGAACCAAATCTCCGAGCCGTCCTTACGGATGGTAGGGCGCAGCAGGCGCAATGAACGGGCGCTGAACGCCTGCGCCTCTTCGACCCATGCCACGTCGAAGTCCTCGAGGGACTTGATGTTCTCCGCGTTGTAGGACTGCATGCCCTTGAACACGATCATCGACCCGTTGGGCGCCGTAATCTCGTCGCGCTTGACCTCGAACCAAGCCCCGAGCCCGAACTTCTCGATCTTGTCGACCAGCAGCTGGCGGACCGAATCCTTGATCGTGCTCTGCACCTCGCGGATGCAGGCTACCCGCGTCTTCGCCGAGTAGCAGCGCAGGATAACCATCTCAGCAAAAGCGTGGCTCTTCGCGCCGCCGCGACCACCATACGCCGCTTTGTAGCGGGCCGAGCCCAGTAGGGGGGCAAGCGCCCCCGATATGTGCGGCTCACGCGTCAGGCTTGGGATAGACAACGTGCCACTTGACCTCGTGAGCGATAGGCGAGCCGTCCTCGCCCGTGACCTGCATCGGGAGCACCTTGCCGAGCAGCGCCATGAACGGGCCAGGGTTCTCGATCGCCTGCCGCGTCAGGTAGCCGACCATGCCCTCGGGGCTGGCGGCCTCGGCGGCCTTGATTATGGCATCCTTCAGGAGCGTGGTCGTGCGGTTAGGAACGCCCTTCTTCCGGCCGGGCCCGGGGGTTCCCTTCCCGATACCCGCCGATTGTTTTTCAACCATTAGCCCGCCTCAATAATAATGCCCCGTGTATGCATTTAGTGCTTGCATAGGGCAACGCGTGGCGTTATGTTGGAGTTATCAGAAGGAGAGAACGAGATGACCACCTACTTCGCTACCTCCGCCGCCACCCGCAAGAACCGCCCGCTCACCACCGGCTTTGAGACCGAAGCCGCCGCCCGCGCGCAGGCCGAGTTTCTCGCGAACACCTACGGCGGCGTCGCCAAGGTTTCCACCACCGAGGCCGTTGTCGCCCAGTACTCCGCCAAGCGTGGCTGGTTCGCATAATCCGATAGAAGGAGAGACGAGATGACCACCGAGAAGGCCTACACCATCCGGTTTTATCTTGAGGACCGCCGCGTCGGCGGCCTTATCGAGGACGTTTCCGTCTTTACGGACGGTGCCCCCGGCGAAGCTTTCGCGCGCGGTCAGGGTATGGTCGCGGTCAAGTACCCGCACGGCCGCATCTACGGAGGAGAGATCGTCCGATGCGAGGTCGCCAGATGACCGACCGCAAGACCGCGAAACGCCGGCTCGAAAGGGCCGGCTTCGTTCACATCTCCGGATGGGTGCCCGCTGCCTATGGGGCTCGCGTGGCGGTTCAGGTTGATGCGCACAAGCCCGACGTTGCAGTCATTCTAGCGGAAGAGCCTAAGCCCCGGGGCTGGCCGAAGGGGAAGCCCCGGAAGGTTTTAGAGTAGCCGGGTTACCATCCACACGACGAGCACCACGAGGATAACGATCACCAAGGCCCGCTCAACGCTCATTCGCTTAGCCTCGATCCGAGTTTGAGAGGCATACGGGTGTTGTCCACGTCCTTGTTAACCGCGGCCTCGAGCAGGGACGCCATGACCTCGCGCAGCTTCGGCGAGTTGGGGATGGTGGCCCCCATCTGGCGCAGGAGCGCCAGGGCGCGGTCAACTTGGGCGTCTTGACTGGACATGCGCCCCCAAACACGACGGGCGCCGTTGGAGGTGACCTCCGGGCGCCAAAATTCAACGTAGTGAGATACTAGTGCCATCCTCGCGTTTCGTCAAGAGCGCTCAATCCCGTAGACATAGGCGCACACTTCCAGTGCTTCGATAAACGCATCCCGCGTTGTCCGGCCGGCGGCTCGATTGGTCGGTCCCAGGCTTTCGCCGAAGCAGCACACGCCGATCAAGAGATTGTAGCGCAATGGGCCGATCTTCTGGAGAATAACCTTAAGCCGACCATTGGCGTTCGCCCATCGCTCGGCTTGGCCCTCTGTCTCATGGGCTATCCCGCCGATCGGGGGAATGGTACTGTCCCTCGAGGGAGACCCATGACCGCGAACTATACACCACGTCCCCTCGAAAGCGCGTCCGGCTTTGTAGAGGCGTTCGGTAAGCGTGGCGTGGGCGTGCAGCTTGGCCAGGATGTCGGGGTGCCGGTTCGTGTAGACCGCCAGGGCTCCCTTGCCCTCGGGGCGGACGTAATCCCCGTGACGCCTCGTCTCGAGCGTGGGGCCGATGGGTTTGGGCTGGGCGTTCATTTGGCGCTCCATGTCAAGGTTGCCGTAGCGGGCCGGTCATCGCCGTGAGGCACGAGGGTGAGGCGGGCGTTGTGTGCGACTGGTACGCTCTTGTACCAAGCCCAGAGGATCAGAGCGTCCCGCACGTCGGCTGCTGTGAATGTCACGCTGCGCTCTTCGGTCATGACATGTCCTCCCATTTGGGCCATTCCTTCCGAAACCGCCTGTACCCGCGGAAGTCGTCGGCGCAGTATCCGACGCCAGCCCACGGAAGTGGCCATAGGCACCAAGAGAACGGCAAGCCGAGGTGGTACATGGCGTCGTGCGCCCAAACGGCAGGATATTGGCGATACCAAACCCAAGCGTCGCGGATCATTTGCTCACCACCAGTCGGGGCCGCGGGCGGCGCTTGATGTCGATCTCCTGCCCCTTGACGGTGGCAATGAAGTCGCCGCCCTGCCATCGGTTGCCCGCGCGCTCAAAACCCATGGCCTCCAGGAACGCGCGCGTCTTGTCGTCCGGTTCGTCGGTCATCGCCCCACCTTCCAGATCAGCCACGCCACGGCGATCCCGAGTGCCGCCAGTCCAACGCCGGCCAGGATGTCGAGCGCGCTCATTCGATGTCCTTCGGAAACGCGTATTGCCACCAGAAATCCGCCCCGGCGACGAGATGGCCGTGCCTCTGGATGCGCCGCCTAACCATCGGGCGCATCCAGCCCCAGCACCCGTCAAACGTCTCACGGGGCAACCACGCGAAATGTTGGCGCCATGGGCCGATTGGATTTCCGGACATGGGGGTGGGGATTTTCATCATGCGCCACCCCTGAGCCAGATCGCGCAGACAAGGGCGATGATGATGAGGAATACGATGTCCATCATGCGCCACCCTGGGGCTTGGAGCGGAGGCGGAGGATTGCGTTCGCTGTGTCCTCCCCCTGAACAGGGTCCATGATGAGGCTGCCGCTGAACGACGGCAGGAACGCACTAAGCGCGACTGCAGCCGCCTCCTCTAGCGCCGCGTCCCGCGCCTCGCGCCGAGCGGCTAGAATGTCATTCGCCCGCTTGTTCCATGTCGCGACGGTCACCCCGCTTGCACCGCAGCCAAAGCACTGGACGCAAGAGCCGCGGTGCCCTCGGTAGACGTTAAGATCGGCACCGCCACAGAACGGGCACGTAAGCAAATCTCCGCCGTCATTGGCTCCCATCATTCCACCGTCCACGCAGAGCGATT